GGCCGGAGTAGCCTACGGCCCCAACGCCGCTCGGCGTCGTCGTGCGCGTGACCCACACCTTTGCGTTGCACTCCACCGTGAGGATGGGCAACTCGTCCTGCATCCCAGCGATGAAATGCAGGTTCGTGCCGCGCTGCAGGTAGTCACCGACCTGCGTGAGACGGCCGTCGATCAGGCAGTACCAATACGGCTTATCCGGCAGATTCGGCTTCGTGTACGTCCAGTCCTGGGCGTTGAATGAGGCATTCAGGCTGGCGACCTTGTTGGTCAGCGGGTTGGCGGTGCTGGCCGGGCGGTAGACGTCATAGACGTAGCCGATCCGCTTGGCCGACTTCGCGTAGCCTGCGTAGATCTTCGCTTGCAGCTTGGCTGCGTCCATCGGTTTTCCTCAATCCAGCGTCAGAGCGTCGACGCCGTTGCCGCAGTCGGTCTGAAAGTGGCATGCCACTGATACTGCCTCTATCGCGGAGCAGCCGAGATGCATGGCCGCCTCTGCAAAGTCGCGCCCAGAGCCGAACGCGACCTTTTCGGATTCGATCGGCATGGGGAAAGGACCAGTGCTGTACACCGCTAGGCTGCCGCGACAGACCACGATCAACGAGGCCAGATCCTCGCGGGCCTTAGCCGGAAAATCTCGCGGCACTGCGCCAGCTTTGAACCACTCGCGTATCTCGGCTGCAACATCCCAATCGCCGGTCATTGCGAGCAACTGCTCGCCGTGGCGTTGAATCTTGGTGACGGTACGTGCCAAGCCCACGGAAGTGGCGCGCTTGTCTGCGGCCAGTGTCTTGCCATCCCACACGATCACGGTCATGTCAGGCCCTGCCGATGCTGATACCGCCATCGCCCAACGCTGGGCCAGGCGCAATGCCGATGAAGCCGCACATGCGGCGACGCCACGAGTCGAAAAGCGCGTCCCGATCGCGTTGCTCGCGCGGGTTGTGCTTCCATACAGCCGCAGCATCGGTGTCGAGGTTGTCGCCAGTCGCCGGGATCGCGCTTTCCAGCGCCGCAAGGTTGGTCAGGTAGACGTTGATCAGCGTCGTCTCTTCCTCCGGCCGGAGGTTGGTCAGGCGATGGTTCAGTGTCTGCCACGTGCCAGGCGAGACCCACCCGTAGGCGAAGTCCCGGTTGTCATCGACAACCGAGTCCGCGAGCAGCGGGTAGCCGGCGTAGCGACGCACGTCCGAAAGCTGCTGCGCGGTCAGCATTTATTCGATCTCCCAGCCGCCCGGACGGTAGTTGTCCACCTCGTCGGGGTGCACTTGAGCGCTATGCGGCTCTGGATACTGCTCGGGGTCGCGCACCATCGTGACGAACTCGATTTCGTCCTGACCCTTCGGCGCATCAGCGAGGATCTTGGCCTGCTCTTCTGCCGACAGGGCGTTGAATTGCTCTTCGGTCAAGCCAGCGGCTGCCAGCGCCGCGGCGCGTGCGTCGGCCACCTTGGCCACAGTCTTCTTTGTGGTTCCTGCCATGGGAATCTCCTGTGACGCGGCGCCCGGAGCATCCGCCCTGGGCGCCGCGGCGCGTGCGTCGGCCGATTAGCCGAGCAGCAGCGCGGTGTGTTCCGGCTTGATGTTGGCCCAGCCGTATGCCACCGCCACTTCGTAGCGGACGCGACGGTATTGCTTGTACATCGACACCTCGAACGCGAGGCCGCTTCGTGCGTCCTGAATCATCATGCGGTCATCGGCCATGTCGCCCTCTTCCGGCAGAGCCGGGGCGCGGGTAGCCAGCACGATTGCGGTGCGCGCAAACGCCATGTTGGTAGTGAACGCTGCAGAGACAGTCACGGCGGCTCCGGTATTGAGCGCTTGCATCAGCCCAGGGGCGGCGATGGTGAATGCGCCGCCGCTCAGCGCGCCAGTCACAACGTACTTACGCGGATCGCCATTGAACGACACAACATCGCCGGCAAGCACGGTGCCGGTACCGGTCTGCACCGGGATCGACGTTGCGCCCTTGGCCAGCGCGCCATTGGTGACGTAGCTGGCGCCCGTGCCAGGCGTGTGGATGCCGACGCCCGCCGATTCACGCACCTTGAAGCCTTGCAGCTCAAGCAGCGTGCCTTGGGCGCGCAGCTCGGTCGTGCCGGCTTCGTTTGCCTTCGTCAGCTGGGCCAGCGTGCGCAGGTTCGCGCCAGCAGTCGTGTCGATCACGCATTGCAGGTCCGAGAGCGGCGCACCGTTGTCCGACAGGATCTTGCGAGCCTGAGCGGTGTCACCGAGCGCAGTGGCGAAGGGCGTGGTGCCTGCAGTGCCCGTGGCGCGCGAAGCCGTAGCCGCGAGCGTGGCGACGTTGGCTTCGATTTCGTTCGTCAGGGTACGCATAGCCTGAGCGACCTGATTCACACGGATGTTGGTGTAGCCAGGGCCGCTGTTGACGCCCTTTTGCTCTTCACCGGTCCAGCGGAACGGCACCATGCGCGACTTGGTGATGATGATCGGGGTGTTACCCACGGACTGATCACCGTCATCCGGCGGCAGCTGGCCGGGCGTCACGTCTTCTGCAGCCGAGGCCGGTGCGATCGGCACGCGAACCGCTTGATTGAGCGCGGCACGCTCTGCGGACGCATCGAGCGTCACCGATGGGATGAAACCAACCAGTTCGCGCGAGACGATGTCGAGCGCCTCATACAAATCCGGCACCAGTTGCGTCAGCGTGTTGGAGCCGGCGACGAAGCCGTCACGCATCGGTCGCGCCACCTGGTCGACCAGCGCGTCATAGAGCCATGCGCCGACCTTGGCCATGGTAGCCATCGGGTAGACGGCCGCAACGGCCGCAAATGCCGCGAGCACAAGCACGCGGACCTTGGAAAAGATGCTTTTCATGTGGGCGGGCCCTCAAATGAAAAAAGCCACCCGAAGGTGGCTTGAATCTTGATGGAAGGACAGTCAGTCCGTGATGGTTACGTTCGGGTCACGCGCCGTTTTGGATTGCTCCGCAGGCGAGAGACTTGCGAGCTGTGCGCGGGTAATCGTGCGCACACCACTACCGCCACCATTGCCGCCAGAGGCGCCGCCCCCGCTTGCACCTGTGCCCTTCAGGATGGTGTCCCGGTGGGGGTAGTGCTCGATGAGGACTTCCAGCGCTTCGTCGAAGGCTGCCAGTTCGCCAGGATTGGTGCGGCTGAAGATCTTGTTACCGGACTTGTCGTACGCGACGACATTGCCGTTTTCGACCTTGAACGCGTCACCAAAACGGGCCTGCACGAGGTCGGCCGGGATGGTCAACTTTTCCGCGATCATCTTCGAACGCGCGAAACTGCCGCCGACCTTTTCCTGCACCAAAGCCGACTGAAGATCGTCACGCTCCTTCATAACCGGCGCGTACTTCTCTTCCACAGCTTTGATTGCTTCGGCCTTCACCCGCTCGACTTCGCCGGCATCCACCAGCTTCTTGTCGTCCAGGTTCTTGACGATCGTCAGAGCCTTCGCCGCAGCGGCCGCATCGGTCAAACCGGCGTCCTTGAACGGCTTCAGCGCAGCTTCTGCTGCTTCCTTCGCTTCACGGTGCGTCTTGGCCTCGCCGTTCAGCCGGCCGATCGTGGCGACCGTGCCGTCACCGTCGAACGGCGCTTCTTTGCCGTCGGGATGAACGAACACGGGCAGCTTCTGACCGTTGACTTCCTGCAGAACGATGTGACCTTCGGCGTCGTACTTGAATGGCATGGTGGCTTACTCCGGGCATCCGCCCAATGTTCCTGTGCGGCATCCGCCGCGTTTCGTCCTCAGGCATCCGCCGTCTGGACACGAAAAAGGCCGCAGGGGTTAGCTGCGGCCTCGGTTAATCGGTGCGGCACTTGGCCGCTCAGTCGTTGATCTGTGCCGTCCCAGGCTTGGGTCGGTTCTTCTTGATGCGCTCCTGCTCGCCGACCCAGTTCAATTCGGGGCTTACAACGCCACGGCGCTGGGTTTCGCGGAACAGCGTCTCATCCGACAGCGTGCCGTCGACGTTCATGTCCCGCAGCAGTTCTAGCGATGCCTCGGCCAGCGATGCGACGCCGAAGTCCTGGAAGATCTGGATGTGACCACCTTCCTGCTCGCCAACCCACTCGGCGGCAAGCTGCAAAGCGCCATCCAGGCTGTCTTCTAGCCCCTGAACGATCCGCTGCAGCGCGCATGTGCCAGGCTCGTTATCCGCCCGTGTCTGCGTAACGCTGGTGTTGCCGGGCTTGATGACCAGCAGCTCGGCGCCGATCTGGCGCATGCGGTCTTCGAGATCGAGCAACGAGAGTCGCCCTGCTTCGATGGCTGCGCCACCGTGCTCGACGTACTTCAGGTCGCCGTTTTCATCTTCGCACTTGACCGCCGCAGCACCGCCGACGGTGATCTTGTTGTCGCCGAGCATCTTGGCGAACAGGATCGGCACGCGCGCGACATGCAGAATCGTCTGCTGGTCGCTCTTCGACTGCCAGTGCTCGACGTTCATGTAGGCCAGCTCGGCCAGCGGCGGCACGCCAGTCATGAAGCCGGTGCGCTTGCCGTAGAACGGAACGAACGGGATACGCTTCAGGCTGACGGCGCCCTTGTCGTACAGAATCCAGTCCGGCTTGAGCGCATCGACCGACTTCTCCGACTTTCGCCAAACCTCCCACCGGCCCGGATACAGCACGCGGACCTGCTCGATCTCGACCTCGCCGAATTCGCCGTCTTCCTCCACGACGGTTTCCAGCAACCGAAGCTGCGTCAGCGTCTCGACGCCATTGATGCGCTGCGATCGCCAGCCCAAGATGTTGCCGGCAAGAATCTGCACGAAGTAAGGCCGCACGCCCGCCTGTTTCTCATCGGCGAGCGTCTTGTAGAGCCGGCGGCCGCGCTTGTCCGTCGTTCTGGGGAAGTCGACCAGGATGCCGCCAATCCCGCGCGCCAGCGCCTCCATGCACAGGCTGTCGGCGAAGCTGTGCAGGTTGCGGCCCTGGAGATCGATGTCCTCCGACCATTCCTTGATGCGCGCAGGCACGTCATCACCGTAGGTGATCGGCTTGGCGAACGGCTTGCCCGTCAGAACCTCGACCGTACGCGAGAACGCCGGGAACAGGGTCGCCGTGGCTACGCGGTTCTTGTAGGCATCGTCCAGCTCGTTCGGCCACTGCGGCAGATACAGCTTGCCAGCCTTGCGCATGGCCGATGTGCCGCCCATGAGGGCATCGATCAGCGGCCAGTCTTCGGCCATTGCTGACACGGCCTTAGATGGTGTGCGGACGTCGCTCATGCGTGGGTTTTCAGTTATGCGGCCAGCGGCTCGACAGTTGTTTCGGTTTTCTTGGCGCTGCAGCGGTACCGGACTACATCAGATGCGTGGTCTTCGGCCGCAGTGTCAACGTCGTCTTGGTCGCGCTGGTCGCGCGGAAGCACAGGCAGCGTCCGGATGATGTGTGTGCAGGTGTTGAACACGTAGAAGCCAGGCAATTCGTTCCCGCTCGCCTGCTTGAGCAGCTTGCGGATCATTTCCCAGCCGTTCTTCCGGCTGCCTGGCGACTTATCAGCCTTGTTCCACCGGACACGCTCCTTTGCCATGTCATCGGCGATGCAATTGCCGTTCTGCGTGTCGAAGATCGACGTATCGGCCGGGCCGGGCCGCACTTGGTACGGCATCGCCTTCTCGCGCTTGACGATCTCGCGCGCAATGTCGACGGCCAGCATCTTGCAGCCCTCATTTGGCTTGCCGTTCCAGCCGTACCACTCGGCAATCGCGAAGATCGACCCGCGCGGGAAATGCCGCTTGGAGCCATCCGCCAGCGTTGCCGCAGTGCCATCGCTCTCAGCGAACCAAATGACCGAGAAAGGCTTGCTGCTGCCCCAGTCGAATCCGCGGTCAACGCGCCACGACGACGGGATAGCGAATGGCGCCAAAACGTGTACCGGGCGGCTCCACAGGTCGTCGAACATGCCGCCTGCAACGATGTCCCAGTCACCATCCCTCATCGCGCGGACAAGCTCTGGACTGCCCAAGCCCTCCAGAGTGCTGGAATAGTCCGGGTCAGACTCGGCCATCGACGGGTTGTCGGCCAGCTTGGCCGGGATGTACTGCCGGCGCTTGCCGCCCTCTTTCGGCGGCATTTGGGTTATCGCCTTCGGCGGCGCAATGTCGATGAACGCCGCTTTTACCCAGTTGTGCCCGACGCCCCCAGGGTTAGAGCCGCAAATGATGCGCGGGAACAGGCCGCGATAGCGCTCTGGCACCTTCAAGCCACCCAGGCGGCAGCGGCCGCGCAGGTAGCGGTAAATCTTCTCGGTGAAGTGCGTCAGCTCATCGATCAGAAGCACATGGATCTGCGCGCCCTGATACTTGATGACGTCCTTCTCGTACTGGCAGTGGCAAAGGTGGATCTTCGAGCCGTTCCAGAACTCGATGAAGTTCTTCGACCAGTTGATCTTGGCGTGGCCGCCTTCGATCCACTCTGAAAGCAGCGCCGGAAAGCCAGAATGGCCCTCCATGTGGTTCTTATGCAGGTCGTCCGACAGGCGCCGGAAGATGTAGACCTGCAGGCCGGGTATGTCGA